GAAATGCTTTCTTTACCGGGGTTGGTTTTCCGACCATACCTCCAAGTGCTATATATGGGATATGTTTTCCATCTTCATCAGTCCACTCAAGCGCTTCCTTCAAATAGTTATATGGTTCGCCAACATGGAATGTATAAAGTAGACCATCAGGGTTTTTCATCTTTGGTCTCATATATAGGTAATTCTCCCATGTTGCTCTTGCTGCCTCCTCAACTTGCTCTTGAGTATGACCTTTTACTCTATCTCCTGGGATTACATCTACCTGTCCATATAAATCAATAAAATCTGCTCTTTCATTTATCCAGTTGATATATTCATCCACATCAATCTGCTTTCCTCTGGTCCATGCTGAGAACGCTCCTGAGTCGATGAATAGTTTCTTTGGTTTAATCTTCTCTTTGTATTTATCAGTTGCTTTCTTGCCTTCCAGATAATTGAAAAGCATGTTTGCCTTAACCTCTCCGGTCACCACTTCCATGATATTTTCTTTTTCCGGTCCTACTAAATATAAATCCATAATATACTTATCCCTCATTTCATCGCTAAAATTTTCGGTACTTGCAAAATATAAATCCATAAACGCTTTCCTCTCTTCCTCGGTCATCTTTGCCATATCGGTCAATATATAATCAACCACTGCGGCTCTCTTGACCTCTCCTACCTTATCAACTCCTTTAGGACCTGCAGGATGAATATAAGAAAGTAATATATTAAAATCATTAATCAACTTTTCTGGTACTGCATCTGGAAACCCTCTGGTATCTCCAGCTAAATAAATCTTGAAATCTCTCATAAAGTTATCCCACCTTTTATTGAAGATATATTTTTCCGCTTTTTGGCGATTATTAATATAACTCAATAATCTTCCGTATCCTTCTGAATAAAGAAAGTCACAGCTCTTTCCCCATCCTTCGCCGGCAGAATACAATTCAAAATTCTTCTTAATTTCGATTATCTCATCCCCTCCCTTCATCCCATAAGAATGGCCATAAGGAAGGAGAATATTATATAAACCAATTAAATTGGCCGGTAGTAAAGAATCTGAATTTCCTCGAGTGTTGCCTGCCAAATATAAATCCATCTTTTATCACCTCATACTATTATATAGAAATTCTAAGCAATCTATAAAGGCTCTCCATACCATCTCTCGGTAATCTCTACATCACACTTACTTGGTACTGATAAATCTTTTGCCGCCTCAACCATTAATTGAGAAAATCTCTCTGCTACCTCTTTGGCATTTTCCTTTGGGCATTCTCCAATCAATTCATCATGTACCGCCAATAACAATCTAAACCCTAAATCCTTGAGCTTTTTATCATTGCCTACAGCAATCATTGCCAGCTTTGTTTGGTCAGCAGCAGACCCCTGAATTCGACTGTTGACGCATTGCCTGGTCGCCTCTGCTATATAACCACCATTATCTTTGATGAGAATACCTTGCTCTTTTGCTCTTGCTTTGATATTCTCTTTTTCTTTCCAACTATAAGTCCTATTTAATTGTTTGAGATATCTCTGCTTGGTTTCCTCATCTACTTCTATGACCCCATCTTCAAACTCTTCCTCATCATCGAATAGAGGGTCAAAATCTTCTGGAACTCCATCAATATAACTAAATTCATATGGAGGTAATTGCATATTTGGTAATCGTCTTTTCCGACCCCAAATCGTGGTTACATATCCCAAATCTCTTGCCATATTCTCACTATCTTCCATGAACTGTCTGAGTCCCGGAAATGAAACCATAACCTTGTCGTAAATCTCTTGAGCCTTTTTCTTTGATACCCCAAGGTCTTCGCCAATCGCTGCTACCCCCTTACCATAACAGATACCTAATACGATTGCCTTTGCTGCGTTTCGTCTCTCTTTACCTTTTGAGTTTTTAGTCCCATCTGCCCTAAATTCTTTACACTCATCATAAGGTAAGTTATAGGCGATTGATGCAATCTCTACATATAGGTCTTTGCCATCCCGGTAAGCTTTTATCATCTTTTCATCTTTGCTCATATGAGCGGTTATTCTTGGTTCTTGAGCTGAGTAGTCAGAAGATAGTAAAACATAGCCATCTGACGCTCTGAACATCTTTCTGATTTCATTATTATGTGATGGTATGTTCTGCATATTAGGGTCACTGCTGCTAAATCTTCCGGTATCTGCTCCAATCTGATTAAATGATGCATGGATACGTCTGGTCTTTGGATTTGCTATTGCAGGCATTTTCTCAATATAGGTACTAAGTAACTTTGATATACTTCTATATTCTGAAATTGCTTTTGCCACCGGATGGTCTATTTTTTGTAGGATTTCCTCTCCGGTCCCTCTCGGTTTGTCTTTATCAACCGGTTTTATCTTGAGTATATCATAAAGCATTATAGCAAGCTGTGAAGCACTTGAGATATTGATTGGATACTCAAGTTTATTTGCTGCTCCTTTTCTCTCTCTATAATCGTCTAAATCCTTGCCAAAGTCATCACAGAGTCTATAGAATTTCTCTTTCGCCTCTTCGAGCTTTTGATTATATTTCTTTGACAATGACTCTGCATATTCAAAATCAAATGCTACCCCGGTATCTTCCATCTCTGCTACTATATTGATTAGTGGCATTTCTATATGATTAAACACAAATGCCGGTCCCGTCAAATCTCTCTCAATACAAACCGGGTCACCCTCGGTAAGAAATGGTCTTTGGAATTCAAATAACTCAAATGTGATTTCTGCATCCCTTGCTGCATATAGATATCCGGTATTCACTGGAATATGAGTAAATGGAATTCCTTTGAATAATGAGTCAAACCCAAACGCATCTCCCTCACCTCTCATACAATATTTCTTATGAAGAGCCTTGAGGTTACTTTCTGGCTCATTTTCATTGAGCAGTCTTGCTGCTAAATAACCATCCCAATAAGCGGTCAATTCAGTTCCAAGTTGATTCTTGATTACCCTGATATCAAACTTGGCATTGAACATAATTACTTTAACGCCTGCCTCTTTGATTCTTGCCATCTGATTATCTGCAAATTCATCTGGTACCTGGTTCTCAATCTCAACCCCGGTTACATAGCTCACATGATGGAGTGGGATATAAACTGCTTTGGTACCTGGTACATATAAGCATAATCCTGCAAGAGTGCAGGTGATAGGGTCAAGACTATTAGTCTCAGTATCAATAGCAATATACCCTACCTTGATTGCCTCATCTATATATTTTTCAAATGATTCTTCATCTCTGATTACTTCATATCTATCTTGATATTTTCCAAGCACTTTATTGACCATTGCATTGATGGTCGAAATTCTCTCTAAAAATCCCCCGCCACCTTTTATTGATATCCCCGCTGTAGCTCGGTTCTTTTTAGATGCTTTCTTTGCTAACAGAGAATCTCCCGCTTTAGTTGCCCTCGGCGGGAGATTAAATAGTCCGCTCATTTATTAAAACTTATCCTCAGCGGTTCCAGATGTTCTGCGTCTACCTGCGGGGCGTGAGGTAGTTGCTTTTTCTGGAGTTGTATTTGCAGGCGTTCTGCGTCTTGTCATTGGTTCTGGTTCTTGAGGAGCTGGTCTTCTATCTCTACCTGGATTTCTTTGAGGCGGAGCTGCATTTTCTACATCTTCCTCAAAATAATTATTATCAAGAAAAAATTCCAATTCCTCGTAAGTCTTATCAAGGATAAGCGTTCCAAGCAATTCCGGTACCTCTGGCAAATCTTCAAGAGTCACATCATCAGTTGCAAGAGCATAGGTTTCATATGTGGTATTGGTATCGCCCTTTTTACCATTTCTCTCAATCTCAAATGGAGTCGAAACCAATGGATTATATCTTGCACAAAGACTTGATATTTTACTAAAGAAAGTCTTTCCTCTATCCCAAATCTTGACTTCCTGAGTCTCTTCATCGTATACATATACGAATACCTTTGCAAGTACTCTTTGCTTTGCTGCGCATAGCGGGCAATCATCTACCGGTTGATTGTATTCTCTCAAGCAGTTTACATATCTTTTTCTGCCCTCCACCTCGATTTCATGTACCGCAAACCCCTCCACATCATCAATCGTGTTATACATAAATCTTACCGTTGCCACATCTTTGTCATTCTTGAGTGAGAAAAATCCTCCCCCGACTTGACCTCCATAATTGTCTACTTCATGAGCATTAAAACGTGCCATAATTTTTTTCTCCTTTCTGGTTTTGAGTTTCTATATTAGTCAGCCTGTTGGCATTGACTCTGTATAAATTAAACGACTTTCGAAACAGCCAAATTGATAACCTCTGCATTAGCTTCCTCATTATTCAAAATCCCTCCTATGAATATTATATAGAATTTTCTCTAATATTCTAAAGCTAAAGGCATCAATTTTTCCCTTAATTTTTTCCTCATATTGCTAAGGGTCATTACACTAACTCCTAATAGTTTAGATATTTCTGTATTTGTAAAATCTTTGAGTATTAAGTCACAATATACCATTTCTTTTTCGGTCAATCCATATGATGCTAAGTTATCAATCGTTTCTCTCATCTGCTCAGGACTTTCCAAATCAAATCCATTTTCCACCATTACATCATAGCTCTCAGAATAAAACATTACTTTTCTCTTTTGAGTGTTGAGATATTGAGTTTCCTCTCTGAACTTATTTCTGAGGTTGGCGGAGAAGTAAGTACTAAATGCTGCCTTATCATCATTGTAAGTCTGTAAGCAAAAGTCTAATTTTTCCAATGAGAAACTTGCTATATCATCTTGAGTCAACCCATAATAATGATTTGAAATATTGATTATCAGTTTATAGGTCTTTGCGAATGCTGCTGCCAATAGGGAAGGGTTTAAGTCTTCCCTATAAGCTACAGCTATCTCTTCTAATGTCATTTCCAATGTTTCATTGATTATTAGAGTCGAAAGTGTTTTGAGTGTTGATATCATATTGTCCCCCTTAGTTTTGTGAGTTATTTAGTTTTCTTAGCTTCAATCTTAGCTTTTGTAAATGCCAAGGATGCCAATACCAGTTGCTTTACCTTTGATACATTTTCATCATTCATTTCCTCGAATTTGATTCTTGCATCAAGGATATGGTTGATTTTTCTAAACTCAGTCAATCCCTCGATTGCTTCGGAGTAAAGCCATAATGTTACTGAGTCATCATCAAATGTAAATGCTCCATATCTCTTTCCCTCAACCTTTAGGCTCTTAAATGTAGGTACGGTTGCTGTGGTTACCTCGGTTCCAATCTCTGCCGCCAAATCTTCGATTACCTTTTTCAGTGGATGTGGGTTATCAACAGTCTTTTTCTTAGCTGGTTTCTTTGCTTTCTTCTCTACCTTTGCTACCGGCTCTTCCTCAATCACCGGGTCTGCCTCGGTCTGCTCATCTGCATTTTCCTCTGGTTGGGTCATTTCCTCAATTACCGCTGCATCCTGCTCTACATATTCAATTTCTGCCTCCGTTAAAGTGATTTCTTCCGCCTCGGCAACGACTTCATCTGTCGATGTGATTTCTTCTGTTTGAGGCTCTTCAATCTCTTTCCACCATCTCTTTAATGTAGCGGGACTGATTGATTTTTCCTTTCCATCTTCCATCTTGAGTACTACCTTCTCATCTGTTCTGCTGACCAATTCTGCTACCTGCTCATTTCTTACGGATACAAATCTTGTCATTTTCTTTTCCTCCTTAAAAGTGTTTTGAGTGTGATTTCTCATCTCTTGAGAATATTATATAACATATTAATATATAAGTCAATACCAAAATCAAAATATTTCCACCAAGTTTTCAAATTCTTTTTCATCCAAATCATTGAGGTCTTTTCCTTCCGGTATCTCATATTGAGTTACCAGTTTAGAACCTCGAAGAGCTTTCCTCAATTTCCTGGTAGCCCTCTGACCTGCTTCATCGGGGTCAAGAGCAATAATAAATTTTCTTGCCGGAAGTCTCTTGAGTTGCTCATATTGATATTCCGTTCCAAGACCATTGAGTGCCACTGCCGGTTTACCATATACATAGCAAGTCAAAGCATTTAGGATTGACTCACATATTATGACCTCCTCTGCGTCATCTGGTAATTCATATAATCCATATACCGGTTTGATTGCTCCTTCAGGATAATGGAAAAACTTGATATCAACACTTCGCCTTGCTATAAATAAGGTATTGCCTCTCTCATCTCTAACGGGAAAAGTCAAGCATCTCAATACCTGCTTAACCTTGCCATCTTTATCCTTTAATTCAAAATGCTCATCGTATCCGATATCAAACTTTTCAATGACCTCATCTGTGAGTTTCCGCTTATACATATAAGGATGATAATATCTATATGAGTCCAGCTCTTCCTCACTTATGTAACTCATCTTCTCAACTTTTGACCCTCTTGATACATCAAGGGATAGGTCTTTCCTATTCTCAATGGATACCGTTAGGAAGTGTTTAATCAACCACTCTCTTCCATAACTGCCCATATCATCTCTGCCAAAACAGTGACTAATCATTTCTTCAAGAGTGGCAGTATATCCGCAAGTAAAGCAATGGACGGTTCCTGCCGGGATATCTTTGATTGGGACCGTGCTAATACCACATGATGGTTTCTTCTCTTGACCATTGGAATGGATAGGGCAATTAAACTGTATATTCCTCGGTCCTACCTTAAATTCATTAAATCTCAATATCCCACGCCTTGCTAATTGATGCTTGAGTTCATTGAGCACTTCCAAATCATCTGCTAATATAGGATTTCGATTGACATAAAACATTTAATTGCCCTCCTTTCCTTAAAATACATCAGTACCATCTTGAAATGAATCTTTAATTTCGGTAGCTTTTTTCTGTCTGGTCTCTGGTCTGACCGCGTCTTCTCCTGATGGAATATAGTTAAATTGACCTCTGTCAATATCCCAATAGTATATCAATTTTCCTCCGGTTTTACCATCACGATGTTTTTTGATACCAAATTCCAATCCTGCCCCGGTCTGTCTGAGTGCTATTACCTTTGTTGCGTTATGTGCTATTCCATCTGAGTCTCTGATGGATTCTAATTCTGGAGTACCATCTGCATCTGCATCTTTTACCCCGCTTCTATTAGATTGCACCACCACTATGATTGGAATACCAAGCTCAATACTGAGGGATAATAAATCTTCACTTATATTGGTGAGGGTCACGGTTTTGTTATCGCCTTTTTTGTATCTCTCATCTGTCAGATAAGTGATGCCATCAATCCCAAGAATGTCAAGTTTATTGGTCTGACAGAAGTGTTTTAGTTTTGTGATGGTAATCTTCTTTTGAAAATCAAGAGGAGTTGCTACCACAAATGGTCTTTTCTGCTTTGATAATTCTTCGATATACTTATCATAATTTGGTTCTTCTTGACCCCAAACCAAGTTGTTATTTGAGAAGTTTTTCATCAAGGTATCAACCCTATATCCAATCTTTGTTGGACTCATCTCAGGACTAATATACCCTACCCTATTACCTATCTGCCAAGCATGAGTTAAAGTCTTTGCCAATACCCATGATTTGCCTTGATTGGTTCTCGCAAATAAAACTACTAACTCTTCTCCTTTTGCCCAACCATGCACTATAGAATCTAATTCCTCAAATCCGGTGGTGATATACCAGGGATTTTCTGAGTTCATCTTATCTTTATATACTTGATATCTCTCTTGAGCACCGGAGATGATATCAGTACCCTCAGCAGTTGCTGCTATTTCAAGATTAGGTAATTGAGAATGTAAATACTCAACCGCATCATTTGCATTGGTTTTGAGCAGGTCTGCTACCTTCTGCACTACCTCTACTGATTTATAATATAGATGCTCTTCATATAAAGCATCAAGTAAATACTTATCTGGCTCATCTACATCAATCAAATCGAATTCTGTAAATTTACTCAAGAATGTTGCTCTATCTGGTACCTTGCCATACTTTTCAAAATGCTCTTTGATATATCGAAACTCTGTTTCATATCCTTGAAAATATTCCTCGGTAAGGGCATTCTTGGTTATAAGCTGCATATCCTGAGTATTGATTATCTTGTTTAGAATCTGCAAACTTATCATCTCAATCCCCTCCTATCTACGCCAACAAATCTGACCACCGTGCTATCATTCCAGACCCTGCTCGAAAGTCTATTTCCAAGAGCATCTTGTAACTGGTCTTGTGGAAGATTTCCGGTATAGATATTCGATAATTGATTGAGCTTCCTTTGGTCAATATAGGTTAATAGATTAGCGTGGTCAAAATCTCCAAGCTTTGTTGCTGCTATATCATCCCATATTACCAAATCAACTGACATTAATCGACTCTTTAATGTTTCAAAATCTTCATCCCTACGACTAATTCCCTCTTTGATTTTTATAAGAAATGTCGGAACATGGATGAAAATTCCTCTGCATCTAAATCCATTACCTGCCCATATATCATCGAAAAACTTCTGCATCAATTTGATAGCCCAAGTGGTTTTACCATTTCCAAAATTATCACTGTATATATAAACGCTCTCACCATTCTTTACAAAATTGATGATATCGTCCTTAATATCTCTCAGGGTTAGAAAAGCATCCATATCTTGTTTTGAAGGCGTTAGCAATACCGGATATTGTCGGTTTCTTGGTATCCCACTATTCTGCATCAGAAAATCCATTTCCATATATCTGATACATCCTGCGGCGCAATCATCTGTTTTATATTTGCTACATACTTTATTATACCAACACTTCTCTGCGTCAAATATATATTCATATGCCATGATTTACTTCCTTTCATTGAATATATGATGACTCATTACCTCAATTGTTTTGTTATGAGCATTTCGTCTTCGCTCAATCATCTTTACAAATTCAATGATATCTTGCTCATTCTCTGCCATCCAATATCCACCACCCTCGGTTTCCTTTGAGCAGATTGGATGCTCAACTCTCAACTCTGTAATTAAGTTTTTGACCGCTCTGGAAGTTAAATGGGTCAATCTACTGAGTTCTGGACCTGGGATGGCCTCTGCTCGAGTCTGCGGTATCAGATTTAATATAATTTCCTTATAGTCTTCTCTCGAATAATTTTTCATCTTTATTGCCCCCTTTATAAATTGTTGTTCGGATATTATATAGAATAATACCTGAGTTTATAAAATATCATCAACCAAAACAGGTAATTTATAATTTAACCTGGTCAATAACATATTTGTGACCTCTCTGATTAAGCTTCTGCTTGCTTCAAATCCATTAAGACATTCCTCTAAAATTGAATTAAGTTGCCATCATCATCTGTTGCAAGACTCTTCTCAAATTGCTCTTTTTCTTCTTTGCTCATATTAACCACCGCCTCTGCCTTTCTACCTGCGGTATTATCAAACTTAGGTTTTGCGAAATTGTTTTTCTTATCTTTCTCCCAAGGGGCTATAATCTGCATATAACCACCTGCTATTGACCCATTGATTTTATCAATAGCAACCTTTGCACTCTCTCCTGCATAATCTCTTAAATCATCTAAAATGATTTTCCATTGATTTGGTTGAAGGCCTTTCTTGACTCTCATATTGAAATACTCAAGTAACTTTTCCCTAATATTTTCATTCTCAGTAAAGGCATTTATCATATTTCTCATGGTTACTATATCTTTGGTCTTTTTAGCTTTTTTAGTTTCTTTGGGGATTAAAGATTTTTGTTTTTGGGTAATAATATCTTTAGATATTATTTCATCTTTTTTAGTATTAATTATTTTAGTATTATCAGTGAAGTTTTTTTGTATACCCTCTACAATATTTTTTGTATAGGTATTCAAATTATCTTGTATAGGTATATTATTTGCTATGCTGATGTGACGGCTTTGAATTTCCTTGCTATTCTCTTTATAGATGAGCTGTACATCTATGTAGCCATTTTTCTGAAGGCTCGAAATCCAATTCGATATTGAGGTTTTAGTGACCCCATATAACTCAGCAAAATAAGCATTTCCTGCCCAACAATAACCTTTATCATTACATAGGGCGGTTATCTCAGCATAAAGTAGTTTAGCATTAGGAGTGATATTTTTATCATATCGTACATTAGCAGGTAATACTGCATAATAATTTCTCTGAATTAATTCATCCATTGACCTTGCCTCACTTTCTATTTCCTTTAGTAATATAAAAAGTATGGTTCAAGAGTTCACGGCTCTATCCCCATACCTTACGGTAATCAGTATTTACTTAGTATCAGTACCGTGAATACTGATTACTCCTATATTATAGATGATAGACCAAAATCAATCAAACATTATTTTCCTTGTTTTAGCATCGAAACAATATCCGATACCTGCTTATCTACTTGACTATGGACCTCATCCCAAAGCATTTCTTTTTCTTTCTCAAAATTAATTTGACCCTCTTCTACTAAATCAATCGGAAATGCTCTTTCCTCCTGAAACTCAAATGTATAAAAACTCTCATTGAGTTTCACGCTAACCCTACTGGTCGCTTTGATTAGAGTTGGAACTGCTTGACTAAAATACTTTCTTTGTTTTGCCATCCCATCTCACCTACTTCTTAACTTTCGATACTCTGAGGGTTACTACTTCTTTTGTAGTCTGGCATGATGCTAATGCTGCTGCATCTACCTTTCCATTGTAGATTGCATTCTCAAGAGCATCCATATCTACATATTCCTTTTTCTTGATGATACCTCTCACCTTCATCTCTTTGAGCTTTTCAATTAATGCTTCCTCAATGAAATCTTGTCTTTCAGATACTGAGCAAGTTGCTTTGATATCTCCCGCTACAAATTCAGATAGGTTAGATGCTCGCATCAGGGTTTTAATCTCTGCATTTTCCTTATCTACCACTTTCTTAATTGAGTCCATTTCTGACTTTTGCATATGATAGATTGGGAGTAGCTCGGTTAATCTTTCCTCTGCTCTCTTCTCCTTAGCTGATGCTCCAAGGTCATCAAATGATGACAGTTGTTCAAGTTTTCTCTTTGCCATTTGTTTTTCCTCCTTATAATTTGGAATCAAATATTATATAGAATATTTAACTCTTTTGTAAATCGTCCTTCATCTTCTTATTCTTAAGGGCTCTCTTTCCTCTGTCTCCCCAATACCTTGCGTTATGAGCACCCATTAACCCGCCTCTACCTTTTGGAACCCATCTCTGGAATTCCTCAAGTAGTGGTAGGTCTTTTGAGTCCCAATATCTGGTTGCTCTGACCCCATTCTGCTCATACTTTGGCAAGGTAGGTACATCTTTTGGTTTGTCAAACTCATCATTCATATACCACTTATACCAACTATTGAGGGTTGATACTGAGATATCAAGATGTTGAGCCACTTTAGTTGCAGTTATTTTCATAATTATTTCCTCCCTCCCATGCAACGTATGTTTTTTATTTACCTTGTTTATCATTCTGCTCCCCTCCCAAAGCATTCAAATACTTTTCTAATAGTTTCTAACTCATCAATCCAACTATCAACATCTTCTTTCGTTTTCATTGGAGGCCAATGTCCCGGCACAACTCTCATGTCTTGTTTTTCGTACTGTTGTAAAAAGTATTTTTCAATTTCCGGTGCAACATTATATATCATTCCGCACCACCTTTCTTTATATAGTATTCACATTTACGAATGACCCTTTTTATTTCTCCTACACCAGATAGCCAATGACCGCAAAAAGCCCCAGAATATCCTGTTGGCTCTTTTATGTGAAAATACTTGCAATCCTTACACTTCATTTCGCACCGCCTTTCAAATACCATTCCTTGAGGGTCTCTGCCATATCTTTATTATTTATTAAAGCATCTGCTACTGCAATCATCAAGATAGTATCATCAGTAAAGGTATTTTTTGGAGTGAGTAATTCAAAATTCTCATTGAGGGTTGGTCTGAACTCAAACCTTGACCCTATGATATCTCCTAATATTGCACCAATCATCTCACCACCTCCTCAATCTTAATAATAGAACCCTCAAGTCCTGAGTTTGATACATCACCAAGTTTTCTGGTCAATTCATCAAGCTTATCAACATCTACTATAAATTCCATGATATTGCCATTCATAGTTACATATTGATTATTAGCATCTGTATGAATATCTTGCTTAATATCTCCGACCATAGCATGAAATACAATCCCGCTATCAAGG